CCGCTACGCCTGCCATTAGGCGACCGCTATGTTCGCAGGGCCATTCTGCCTATTAAATGCTCGAATAGCGTTTACGACCGCAGTTCCAATCTCCGCGCTGGAGCCAAGACCGCCAGTGATATTGATCGTGTAGTTACCCATTCCACCGCCGCGTCCAGATAATGGGATGACCGCTTCAGGGCCACGCTCGCCGATCATTGCAAGCGTGGGCCCTGTCACGATTCCACCGTCTGCCAGATAAGGAATGTCTGGTACGGAGAAGCCTTTGCCACCGATGACAGGAACCCACGAAGGGATCTCAAAGGAGAGCTTGCCTACTGTGTTGTTCCAGAGTTTCGCGATGCCGTTAAAGAGTGATTTGTAGATGTTAAAAATTGCGCTGAAGTAGGTGGAGAGTCCGTCAAAGACTGCTTTACCGCCTGCGAGCATGGCATCAAATACTGTGTCTACGATCTTGCGGACGGTCTCAAACTTGAAGTAGAGCGCGGTCAAGATTGCAATAAACGCGGCAATAGCCAAGATGACAAGTGTGACAGGGTTAGCAAATAAGAGCGCGTTAAACACTGCGACAACGCCGTTAACGATCATCTGCGCGGCTGCATAAACTTTCATAGCGGCATTAAGAGCCAAAATAGTTAGCGCAATTCCGCCGATTGCGCCTGCAACAATTAGGAAAGTCTTTGTGTGTTCTTGTGCCCACGCGCCAAAGGCGATTAGGTACGGTAGTAACGCCTCGACTACTGGGATCAGTGCCGCGCCGATTGATTCTTTGGTTTCTGCCAGTGCGATTCCTAGACGCTTCATTCCGCCTTCGGCAGTGGCGGCAGCTGCGGCAGAAGCCCCACCGAACGATCCGCCCAGCACATTCATCACATCTTCCAAAGATGCACCGTCTTTAATCATCGCTTTAATCTCTGGACTTAGCGCGGCAAGTCCTTTCATGTTTCCGCCGTAAGCCTTCGCAAGCGCGTCGGAGACCGTCGCAAGGTCTTTTCCTGATCCTGCGGAAATGTCTTGTGCAAGTGCGAGAGCTTTGTTCGCTTCCTCAATGTCTTTTGTGCCGCGAGTCAGTGCGGCGAGAGCCGGACGAAGCTCGCTGTCCGCCACGCCAGACGCCAAACTCATCTTCGTTATCATGTCCTCTTCGGCTTTGACCTGTGCATCAGTAGCCCCAGTGACATTAGATAGCGCAAGTGCGAGCTGTACCTGTTCGGCTTGGTCTTCCATCGCCGCCTTGGTAGCACCTACGAGAGCAACGCCTAATCCTGCGAGAGCTGCTGCCGCTGGGACTGCTGCTTTCTTGATCGCAAATTGCGCTTTAGCCGATGCGCCTTCAAGCTTCTGGAACTCTTTGATCGCCTTCTGTGTGCCCTTGGCATCAAACTCGGAGATGATTGGAAGGATTACGCCCATTACTGCACCGCCAGATTCATAGACATTTTGTTTGCAACTTTGTTCACGATTGCTTCCATCTCAATATCAAGTTGGAGTTTGTTTTTTTCGTAGGCTCGCCACATAACGCGCGACGCCTTGCCATATTTGCGCGTGAGCTGATTGCCAAGATTGCCCGAGTCCGCAAAGTCAAAGAGCTGTGCCGCGCCACCGCTCCACTTAACAACAAAGGTTGAAAGGTTCACCTTTTGTCCTGCATATTCTTTGATGTTTTTGGTATTGATTGATGCTTTAATATTGTGCGATTCAGGCCAAGGCAAGATCTGATAAGAACCTTTTGTCGGTGTCCAAGTGCGACCGAAGCCGGACAATGGTAGACCCAGAGGGATCGCTGATTCGGCGTCTTGGATAAGTGACAATGTGACGCGCTTGTAATCTTTTGTAATCTCGCGCCGAAGTACCTTGTCTACTTTGTTGAGTTCTTTCAGTGCGCTCTTGAGTCCGTAGATCTCCACTTTTGTCTCTACGGTTCCAGACATTACGACCTTCTCTTGTTTTGTTTTTCTATGACTTTGATAATCGTAGTGAGATCTCGAGCGTCAAAGGTGTCAGAGTAAAACTGCGGAGCCCATCCCGTCGCGACTACCAGCTCGGCTAGTTGCCGTCGGTAGCCGCGTCCGTAGGGTTTGGGTTTGTCTCATCTACTACAGGAATGATGTCCATATCTGGATTCTCGGCAACCCACTTTTGCCAAGTGTCAGGAAGTTTTTCACCTTTCAGACAAAGCAAAGTCCACGCCCAGCAGCACCAATCGGAGACGCCCGGTTGCACGCCATCACCGAGGCGGCGATTCATTAGTCGTTCCCATTCAGTCCATGAGAATAGATTTGTGTAGAGGAACTCTTCTTTACCGTTCCTAATTACTTTGATCTTGATCTTCATTTTGTTTCCTTTCGTCGGGCCAAGGAAGGCCGTTATTTACGGAGTGACATCCACACTGTAGACACCGCCCATCGTCGTAATATCGACGGACTGCAACTCACCTAAAGACGCCGAAATTACTGGCAAAGACTCAAGATAAGTATTTGTCAGAATGAAGCCGGGGTTCGTAGCCGAGTCAGCTGCGGTCGTTGGCTTTACCGTGACGACAAACTTTGTTCCGACCAATGGTGCGAGTGTGGCGTAAGTGGCGCTGGCTTCGTAACTTAGAAAGAGGGTTACGCTCAATTCATTATCCTCAAGACCGGCCGTGAAAGTGTTTGCTGTGTTCCCGAAGACCGTGTCGTTCAATGCAGTGACAGTTCTAGTCAGAGTTGCCGAAGTGCACCAGCCCGAAAGATCGACCGATCCAAATTTGACTTGCGGATTTGAGAGGATAGTTGAAGTTGCCATGATGAGTTACTCCTTGGAAGTGTTGGTTTTAGTTTGACACATAATGAGAGGCAGAGTGTGGATTAGGCAGTCTGAACTACCGTCGTCACTGAAAGCTCATACGCAGGGAGCGTTGAACCGCCGATATCTAGGTTCGTGGGGCGTCCAGATACGACGCCGATATTGAGTGCGTAGATCTGGGCAAGGATATTGAGCAGGCTTTTTTGGGCGTCTAGGTTGCCCGGGCCGAGCGTGATGATCTGAAGTGTGAAGTTCAGTTTTGCAACATTGTAGTTGTAGCCGTCTATGGAGTCGATGTTTACGAAGCAGGAAGGCGGCGTGATATTGCGCGGATCGTTATTTATTTGGAGCCCTACGACCGTTGAGAGTTTTGTGACTAGATCGTCAAAGCCTTCGTTGAATAGATCTGTGTAGTTAGGTACAGCCATTAGGCGACCTGCGGACGGTCAATCCCGAGGAGCTGTCGGATCATTCCGTTTAATCCCGAGACTGGAGTTACTCCCATATTTTGGAATGAAGCAAATTGATCTACTGATCCGCGTTGGCGGTACAGCGCGCCACCGTACATCTGCGTTCCAAGTAGGACATCTTGTGAAGGAACGACCGTCAAACTATCGACATATCCGGACTCCATTCTGCGACGCCACGCAAACTGTGAGCATGCCGAAGCGCAGATAGTGAGGAATGCGGCGTCAGCTGCGGTTGCTGTACCAATACCGAGCCAGTCCTCAAGCATCGCTGAAGTGACCCAAGTGCAAGTCTGGGTAATTGTCAGCGTGCCAGAAGCGGCAGTGCGTGCGACATCAGAAGCGGTCTTCGCGTAGAGCACCTGATTTGGAATGGTAACAAGCGGATCAAAGAGAAGATCCCCTTCATCGTCCACGCCCATAAACGCATACTGCGGTAAAGCGTAGACAATGTAAGTTCCGTTAAAAGTCGCATCGACATTCGTGATGACAACGCTTGCGCCGACTTCAATCTCTGCTTCTGTAAGAAGTTGTAAGACCGCGTAGTTGTCGGTGAGCTGTTTATGTGTGACCGTGTAAGAGGCCATAATCTCGGCCTACCTTTCAGGTCTTAGACGCGGACTGCTCTGACGAACTTGCTTGCGTCAATCATCAATGTTGCAAGATAGCCGCGGAAAGCGATTGTGCGAGACAGTGTTGAAGGCACATCAACACTAATTGCGCCCTTCTGCTGCTCGAAGATCTCAAAGCCAGAAGCATCGCCAACGATGATTGTGTTCGCTGCAAAGTTGCGATCTACAACTACTTGCAAGCCGAATGCAATTCCGTTTGGTTGTCCCGGCATGAGATTGCCGTAAGCGTTCATTGGGCCCACTGCTGGGAACAAAGGTCGCTTTGATGAATCGCTCAAGCCCATAAGCGTTCCCCAATAATCAGGACTTAGGAAAAGATGGGTAGGCAAGTTGCCATTTGAGCCCGACAAAATGGTTGTTGCAGCTGCCGAGATCCATGCTTGCCAGTAAGAAGGATCGGTTTCTGATGCTGATGCAAAGTTTGATGTAACTGATGCACCTGACCTCAAGTTATCTGCTGCGACATTGTCCGTTTCGTTTGCATAAATGCGGCCCATGTCATCGAGCACAAGACCGATGATCTCGGGCGTACTCCAGTCGATTGATTGTTCGGACAAGGTCACATATCCACCGTATGTACCTTTTGTGACTTGGTTGTCGGTAACGACAAAAGTTCCTTGAGTGAGTGCAGTGTTTTCGGTTGCTTGGTTACCGATTGAAGTATGTGTTGTTACTTCTGGACGAATGAAAACTTTGCCGCCTTGTGGCATTGCTTTTGCGCCGATTGCGTCAATGACTGGACGACGACCGATGAAGTTGTTGTAGACAGGTTGCACGATTGGCAGTGGGAGCACGCCGGGAATGTCGGTTGTGATGACATTCGGTGCAGCTGCTTGAATGCCTTCGCGCATTGCGTGGAACTGATCTCCGCCAACAAAGAAGGCCGAAATATATTCGGCTGCTGTTGGCATGTGGAACTCACGCTTCGCGGTAGCGAAAATTGTTTGAGTTGCCTTTGATGCTTCGATAACTGCTGGGGCTTCGACTGTTTCGTTCATGGTTTCTGTCTCCTGTTGAGGTTCTTCTTGAATAGTAGTTGGTTCTTCTTCTTCGGGTGTGGATGCCGCGACTTGTTGGATCGGGGCGTCAAATGCTCCACGACTGACGAGCGACAGCTCGCTCCACGAAGCCTGCGTGACGATCATTGTTCCTTCTTTGTCGTAGGCGAACTTGATTGGCTCTACGCCAACGGACACTTCTGGCAAGGCTCCATCAGAGGCCAAGACAAGAGCTTCGTTTCCAAGGTTCGTGTTAGAGATCTTTGCAACAAAGAGCATTCCCTCGGGTGTTTCTACGCGCTCGGTCACTGTGCCGATTACCTTGCTTGAGTCGTGGTACATCTGAAGCGTTGGTGCGCGTCCGTCCACAGGCAGGGATCCGGGGGCGAACGCGACCATCGACCCATCACTTACTCGGGCGGGAGTGTTGTATCTCACTGCAATTCCCGAGATGGTGCGGCGTCCTGTTTCGCCTTGTGCGGCGTCAATCGTGAAAGATTCTGAATTAAGTCTGATCATGTTGGAATCCTAACTTTGCATAAGTGCTGAATTGGGGATATCTGTTTCGTTGCTCATTGGATCTGCCATGTCGCCGCCCATGTAGGCCTCGGCTAAAAAGTCTGATACATCAAAGCAGACATAAGTTCCGCGTGGGAGCACATTGTCGGATGAGAGTGTTTCGGTGATGCAGTCCGCGAGGGCCTTGCAAGCGTAAGTCCAAAGATCAATTCGCGATTGCTGGGATGACTGATATGAATAAGCACCGATTGAGACCGAAAGCAAATAGGACGGAACGCCAAGGATGCGTCCAAGATCGCGCGCCGAATAATCTGCGGACTCAATCATGAGCATCTTGTCAGGTGTTGCCTGCGTTGGCACATACTCGAGGAACTCATTGAGCGCAGCAGTGTTATTGCCAGAAGTGCGCGCAAGGTTGAATTGTGCTGCCAAGTCCGAGAGCTCCTGCGCTGATAGCGGTTCTCCGCCAGTCTGCTTCAGATAGCCCGAGGGTAGTACCGACTGGGACGCTCGAAGCCGTGACTCTTCTACGCGGAGGGCAATCTCTACAGCGCGCGCCCCAGTCGAGTTCATTGATTGCATTGGTGAAATGAATTGCACAAGATCACGCGAGTCTAATTGGATGCCTTGAAAGACAACTTGCTTTGATGGGCCGAAGAAAACTTCGCCTTGCTGATCTAATGTCTGCACCATCGCCGCAGGTAGTCGAGTGAATGATGCCGGGTAGCCGTCTGCGGTGCGTGACTCAATCATCCAGAAAGCGCGGCCCTCAAAGATGAGATCGTCAATAGTCCAAGAGATGATGAATTGATTTGGCACTGATTGATCAATTCGTGAAAGCCATGCGCGCGGCGCAAGTGGGACTTCTTCCATCTCTTCGCCGTTCCACATCTCGCGATACATCTCAAGCTTCAATCCCGAAATCGTGTCACAGATCAAGTCGCGACCGCGCACGATCACAGGAAGCGTCATCGCTCGAGCGCGTCGCTGACCGTTCTGCCAAGATACGAAAGAACGCAAAGGAGAATAGGACGATGCACCTACCGCCGCTTTGACAGAGGGTTCTACGGACGCAGTGAGTGGACGGGATTTTTGAAAGAGAGCCATATCACATGATGACACATAAGAAGCGGATCATGGTGGCACTCGCCCAGTGACTCGCGGTATCCCGACGACAGGCAAGAAAGCGGACGAGTGCCAAGATGACTCTAGTTTGCGATTAAGATCATGGAAGGCTTTTGAGAGTTCGCTGGACGCGCGGCGGCAGCTGCTCCCCAGATCATCGTCCGACATAACTCGATCGGGCCTGCGGACTTCTGCGATGAGACTGCGATTGATCCTTGAGTGCGTACCATCACCGCGCGACAGACATGTTCGGCAAGCATTGCTTCGCCAGTGTGCACAATGCGACCTTCGCTAATCATGTTTCTTACTATGGGGGTGTATTGCAGAATCTCTTTGTATCCCATTACGACGCGCCTACGCTCAAAGACTGGCGGACAGTGTGCGTCTATTGTTGGAGAGAAGATGAACTTGATTGCAGGATCCGCCGCCAAAGCTGCGACATGCGCCCACAATTCCTTGGTAGTTTCGGCAGTGAAGGCGACCGAGACACAGGTGCGACCGTCACCAAGCGCGACTGATCGAGTCGCAAAATAGCGGGACTCATCCATAGACGCTTCTACCGAGATCACACCGCCAGTAGGGATCGGGCCGTCGTACTCAAGTTCAGGCCAAAGATGCGTCTGAATCCAAGACTGAGTGCTAGCGATCCACATATTGAGCGAGCTTCTAAGGAAGTTTGAGCGGTCAGGATCTTTAGATTCTGCGCGCAAAGTTTCCATTGTCAAAGTGTGTCCGAGTGCAGGGTTGCCCCACGACCAAGACGCTTCTTGCATTGGGTCAATCGTGGGCGGTGGCGACCATTCCGCAAAGTAAAAGTTAGAAGGGTTATTTGTGTCTATTAGTCGGAGCGCGTTCTCTCGATGTCTGATGAAGAGTGCACTGGATTCGGTTCCCGCAGTGCTAAAGAGTGCCAGATGAGGAGACCTGCGGACGCGCTGTGTTGGAATAAGGCCTGCCATTGTGATCTCCGAAATGTCAAAAATCTCATCGGCGCAAATTAGATCCACGCTCATTCCGTGACCGATTGAAGGGTTCGCCGCGCGCACATACCAACGCGATCCATCCGGCATCGTCGCAGAGTTACGCCCAAAAGACTTCATAATTTTTGCGCCATAACGGTCTTCAAGAATTGGTGCGATCTCATCAAAAAGTAAACAAGCAAGAGACAAAGTGTGAGCTGTAGATAAGACAGTTTGTTTCGTGCCTCGAATCTTTGGCATCTCAATTAACCAAAACAGAATCAAGCATTGAATCAAAACTGTCTTGCCATTCTGACGCGCCACCGAACAAAGGCTTGATCGATGCACAAGATCATCCTGCCCATCTGGAGCATGGGTGAATCCCAAAGCGCGCTCAAGATAATGCACCTGCCAAGGCATGAGCTCAATGCCAAGCAGCTCCAAAGCCATGTCCCCCACAAGTCCAGCCCACGATCCGTCACAGTCCGGCACGATCGTCTCGAGTCTTGGCTGGTCGTGGCTGATCACCGCCAGTTCAGGCTGGTCAGGGCTAGTTGGGAGAGATAGATGGA